ACCCTCCTTTGGGCCATGATAAGCAAGTAAGCTCGCGTTTGAGCTATATCAGCGTTGTCAAACGGCATATGGGTTGACCCTTCTTAATTTGGTGTCGTCTGCGTAATCTTCATCTGCATTATACATATAATCCAAGACAAGGAAACCCATATCGCGAAGAAGTCTGAGCGCTTGCGTCGTGGCGTCCAACAAATCATCATGTCTAACTTCGGGGAACGCGCATAGCTGGCTGATTAAAGGCTCGGCCCAAGATCTTGGCATACCTGCAGCGTTGGATGACTCAGGTACGTAAAACAAGCCCCGCTGAATAATAGGGGCTACAATGTTAAGTCTCATCATCTTATCGGCATTGCCCGGATTGTAGGACCGAATGTCCAACCCTGCGCGTCTCAAGTCTTGGATCAAAGAGATACCCGCGGACTTGTCTTCTATTACAATCATATCCACTTTTTTGCCTGACCCAAACTCGTTGGGGTTGCCATATATGGTCTCGGCTTCTTCGATGACTTTAGGTCTTAAATCTGGGTACTGCATGCGCTCCTCCCAGCAATCAATAAGCATAACTGACATAGGCTTATCAGGGCCGGGCCGGAAGATGCCAAGCGCTACCTGCGCGGTTGGGTCGTTGCTGGTCTTCTCCGAGGTGGCGCAATCATAGCTTTGAATCACATACTCAAACTTAGGAAGCGGNTTCTCATCTCCATTTTCTTTATACGCAGGCCAAAGCTTGAACCACTTACGCTTGACAACGCCGGCTTCCTCAGGATCAATAAGCTCGGCGTAAATCTCTTGCCTTCCAATGTTGGTCCCCTCATACTGCAAGATCTGCTTNTTGAATGAAGGCGCAAGATTGTCAATGTTATCATACGTTGAGGCCATTGTGTAAGCTACGTCGTCCCCATCACGCTGTACAAGCTCTATGATCTTAGGCTTGGGCTTTGGCGTGGTCGTGCATAAGATTTGTGGGTGCTTGCCTAAACGCATGCCGAACGCAATCATGTCCCAAGCGGCGTCAAGATATTGCCAAGCCGCCAACTCATCCAACCAACCACGATGAAACTGTGGGCCCCTAAATCGCTCAGGCTCCGAGGCGGGGATTCCTTTAATGATGGACCCATTCTTAAGTGTGAGCTCGTGCAGTGACTTAATGTACGTCTCAACCAAGTTGCTAGGCATAACGCTTAAAAGTCCCGAGTCTCCCTCAAAGCAAACATCGCGCACGTCCCCTGACGTAGGCGCAGATACCAAAGTTCTAGTTCCAGGATTCGTCCAAGCGTACCACCAGGTGTCCTCCGCTGCGGTTCGAGTCTTGCCCGCCCCACGACCTGCTAAAAGTANCCATATGTCCCACCAGTCGCCCCCTGGAGGGATTTGATGATGATTTGCTATGGTTAACCATTTGGTGCGAGCTTTAAGGGCGCTGCGCCATTCTGGTGAGGCTCTGTTAAGGTCTGGCCCAGACTTAATGCGTTGGGCTAATCGCTCACTCGTCTGCGGACTCAGCATCGGCTTGCCTTGCGCTTAACAGATCTTGCATCAGATCTTTGGCAAAGTCATGTATGACATCCACCTCAATCGCGCCGCCGTCTTTTCCGGATACCTCAACTTTGGAGTTTTCACGATACTCACGGGGGAATCTTGCAGCCATCGACCGAGACCATAANCCGGTGTTTAGCCTNGGACCGCCAGGGTTCTCAACGATGTGATTAAGCGCCAAATTCTCCCAGTAATTGAGCGCGTTGTTGCGCGATTCTTCCAAGGCTCGAAAAAAATCCTCGTGCTCCGTTTCCCAAACATACATGTTATGAACGCCAACGCCAAGCTGGGCGCAAATTTGATGTCGTGACAAACCTTGTTTGCCAAGCTCAATAAATTGCTCGCAATACTTGGGGTTGTACGTTGAGGGTCGTCCTAAGAACTTTCCGTTCTTTGATGGTGTCTTTGTAGTCATGGTTGGGATTGTATCTTAATTTTTTGAAGCATGTACACCTTTTTGCACGAAACACAGGTTACAAAAAAGGTTACAAACAGCGCGAAAACTTTATATACGATGTATATATATATATATAAATATATCTTTTATAAAATATTGTAACCTTTGTAACCTTGTAACTATGTAATAGAATCAATAACTTAGAGACTTTTTTCTTGTAACTTTTCATGTAACCTTTTTGTAACCTTTTAAAAATTGTCACTTAAATGCTTTACTTCTTCGGCGATAGCGGAGCTGGTAGCATCTGCAATTTGTCGTTTATTGCAGGTTACAATTTCACTTTGTAACCCGATCATCCACCCTCTGACGGTTCTTTCAGAGCCCGAATCTGCAGCGTTTTTGCTTAATTTGACCACAATTTCTTCACCTGGAGTGAGGTTTGCAAGTGCTGCTTTGATGTATTTTGATGCAGGCATTTTTTCATCGCCTTGCCAAGTTTTGTAAAGAATTTGTAGTTGTTGGTTGGTAAAAAACGCCAAGCTTCCTACATGTTGTTTAGACCATTCCAAGAGTTCGTTGGCGAATTGTTGTGTCGGCGATTGTGAAAGTTTGACAATTTGAGCTTTGCGTTTGGTTTCCGGCGCCGCCTGATAGGGGTCAAAGTTTGTGATATCTCTTTCATAATACCAGTTTAAAACCTGTCCAAATCCTCCGGCCCTGGCCCATTTCATGAGCTCATTGACCATAGGACGAGTCTCAGCGTTGGTTAAAGTTTCGGGTTTATAGATGGCTTCGCGTCTAGCGTTGTTGCCCATTGTAGTTACATAAGGTCTATTTGTTGTGAACACAAAATTCATGTAATTCTCAATCGAGTATTGATGCCCATACTTGTTGTTGATAGTAATTTCCTTGCTGGTGATGAAGTTCTTTAGCTTGGCGCTGTGGTCTTCTCTGTCCGACGAAGGCTCATTCACTACCACAAATATTTTGTTTTTAAGAATTCCGTTGAAGGAGCCAAACAATTCATCGGGTCCCACAATGGTCGCGGGCCCACTTTCCCCCAAGCCCATCATTTCGGCTATAAACTCCGCGACCGCGCTTTTACCAATGCCTTCAATGTTGGACACAAACTGCGGGGTGGTGTTATTCCGCCTATGTGGGTATTGGATGATATTGGCGACCCAGTTATGCCAGTAAGTAGCAAATTCGGGCTCATCTCTAAAAAAGTATTCACAAAAATGGGTGTATAAGTCTATTGGGCCTGTTAAAGGCTCATAGGCCCACGAGTTAAGATAGTTGTAACACCCATCCGGCGTGACTTTAATGCCTTGATAGTTGGGGAAGACACCGACTTTGCGAATATCACACCTTTTATGCCATTTCTTATACTCATCAATCATAGCAATTTCTCTGCTAACAATCTTAGGTTGCTGACCGTTTCTTCCTTGTACGGTGCTGGTTTGTATAAAGATATGCTGGGCGGAGTCGATCTTAGCTTTTTGGAACGACATAATATGCCCATCCCCCAGCCTGATGATGTCCCCATTAATAAGCGCGTACTTGGTAGAGAATTCATGAAGCTTGACCTCCAACGTGTCCACCCCGTTCATTACAATGCTAGTTGTGGTAAGGACTTCACCTAGGGTGCCACCATTCAAAAAGTGATCGTCTATGGCGTATTTGGATCCCGTACCGGGTCCGAATTTGCCCACTCTGCACAAGTGCACCTCCGCCCCAAGTCCGCGGAGTGTAATGGCAAGTTTCGTTTCCGCCAAAGCGACCTGTTCATTCGGTTCCCCATCATCCTTGGCTCCATCATAGTCAAAGATGATATAGACTTTGCGATTCTTGGATTCAAAACTCGTTTTTCGCCGCCACAAGAATTGCATGAGATCTTTATGTAAATGTAATCCATTTTTGTCCGTCCATGAAGTAACCCCTGCAAGCCCGATGCAAGCGTAAGGCAAACTGTTAGCGGTGAGCTCTTTTGTAATTGCCCAGGCTTTGAATTCACCTTCCGTGATGATGATAGGAATGTCTATGTCCGTTAAAACTTTTTTCCAATTAATCCCTACAGGAAAGTAGATATGACTCCCACTGGCCCGAGCCTGTGAGTATTTCATCTTGCCTTTGGGAACAAGGATCCTGACGCGGTTAAAGCCCGTGTCTTGCCCATTCACATTTCGATACGGCAGTCTAATGGCCCATTCATGNGTATGCCCTAATAATACTTTAGTATCCTCGGGCTTAAGTAGTTCAAGCCCTAAGGCGGAGATGTCCGCTGTTGTAAACTTTCTATCATCAAGGAATTTTTGATACAGTTGGTCGGGTTGAAGAACACTTGCGCCAAAGCCGGTAGGCACAGTTTGTTTTTCCATGGCTATCCTTTTCAATAAACAAGTGGCAAGATCGCCACTGTAGTTATAATACCACAACTTTTTAGGCTTTTTTAGCTTTTTAAAAATATTTTAAAAATATTGTACAAATCTTTTAAAGTTATTGTACAATTGCAATTGTAGCCATCTTGCTACAGTGATTATTGAAAGGTATTAAACAACTATGAACGCGATTCAATTAAACAATCCGCCTGCCCCAATTGGCGTCACGCTCGCCTACTGTGATTACATTGCTAATTTAATTAGCATTGAGCTGCTTAAGGANGACAAACAGTATTGTGATTANTTACAATTTGTAAGTCGTGTGAGAATGGACCTTAGCCCTGAGGGCTACTTTGCGTCAACCAAGAAAACTTTGCGCGTCTGCGATCATAATGGTAAGAATTATAAAGTAACGGTTGAGGAGATGCATGATGAGGTTAATTAAAAATCAACGCCCCAATGGGTTTAAGTCCATTAACACGGTTGTGGGCGATATTGACGTGACGGTGTGGTATGAGTATGAGGAGCCCGTTGAAGGTTCACGTGAAAACGGATTGCAAATGGAGCCCGACTATGATGAGGTGTTAGACGTGCACGCCGTGTGGGTAAAGGACGTTAACATTATCTCGGTGCTTCATGAGTATCAGCTTGGTGAGTTAGAAGATGACATCCTTNATAAGTTAAAAAGCACAAATGGCTGGTACGCATGAATAAACAACCCTTGCATTGGCACAAAAAGCGAACCGTGACAGGCATGTCCATTACCGCGGAGTTGGTGCTTAACCTTCTCCACGACAATGGGCCAATGCCTATTATGGAAATAATGGAGTTAGCCAGTGCTAGGGGCGTAGCCTCATTGCCTACCATCCATGGGGCTTTAAAGTGGCTTACCTCTTTGGGCTTTATTAAAGTCAAGCCCAGATTGGAAGACACAAGAACTAAGATTTGTGTTTGCACGCATAAAGCAACCCGCTATTTGGAGTGATGTATGTCCATTGAAAAGATTATTTTAGAAAGAATTAACAAGCAAAAAGCTTTGTATAAAAAGACCGGCAACATAGCTTATTTACATAAAACACGTGAGCTTCAAAGTTTGCTTAAGTATATACGGAGCTGTTATGAATGAGGTTTTAGATTTTTTAATTCTTGTCGCCACTTTAACAATTGCCGCTATCTGGATAGTAGCTGTCTTTTGCTTCATCATTGCCTTATTTGGAGGCTATGATGACTAAAGAACTTATTGAGATGGCTAGAAAAGCGGGGGGCATTGACCTTACAAATACTAGAGCAAACGTAACTGTTTGGGTAGGCACAGGAACTTTTGATTTTCTTGTAGCATTTGCCAAACTGATAGCAGAAAAAGAGCGTGAAGCGTGTATTGCCCATGCAATGACTTCCGCAGAAAAAGCGATTGATGTTGCCATAAAACTAGAGCGTGAGGCGTGTGCAAAGGTGTGTGAAGATGACGACAGCAACGCTGGAGAGTGGCATTCGGAAACTCACGTTGGCGGTTACTTTGCAAAAGCAATCAGAGCAAGGGTACAAGAATGAAAACAAAACAGGAAATTAAAGAAGAGATTATTGAACTCTATGGTGCAAACAAAGCGTTGAGCGATGCAATGAACCATTTGCACAACCAACA